GGAAAACGAATACATGGCGCGTAAGGCAGAGGAAGCATTGAAAGCATTACGTGCATTGTAACACGCAAATTAGAAATTTCACAAGGAGGTAAAATATTGAAGATTGGTGACAAAGAAAATGTTAATGAAATCACACTCAGACATAAGGGCAGAGATATTAAATTTGAATGTTTTATCAAACCATTTCCTTACGCAGAAAGATTGGATTTAAAAGAAAAAGATCCAGTTGAGATTGTTTTTGATGATTTGACAGAAGTAGATGCATTAATTGATATGTTAAAAAGATTCAAACAGGAGTCACAGGAATATATAGGCGTTTGGAAGAGGAGTGGAAATTAAACTGAACTATTAGAAATTAGCGGAGGTAGAACAATGAGATACAGTATTGAAACAACAGAAAATGGTGTAAATGAAACATTAGAGGTAGATGGGAATTTATATAAAAAAGAGTGGGAGAGAGAAGAAAATGGTCTTTTTAGATGCAAACAAAAAAATTTTGCAGACCAAATGGAAAATGATGGATATGATAACGAGTCATTGCTTGAAAAAATTGATGAGGTCTTTGACAGCTTCCTTGCTAGTTCCGTTGACGATGTAAGAGACTACTTGGATTAATAAACTGAACATTAACAGTGGAGGAGAAAATGAAATTAACAATTACGGTTGAAATTGATATTGAAGAAAGCAATCTTAGCGAGGACGAAGTGAAAGATAACATTATTGATTTTACGAATGATCTGCTTACAAATGGTGCGGCTGATAATGAGATTGCATTTGACCTGAAAGAAGTAAATTACGACATTTAAAATCATAATTTTTGTCACAAAAAAACGAGAAAGGATGGGAAATTTTATGGAGGCATTAAAGACATATACACAGGAGAAAACACTTGCGGAGCGCGTTAACGACATTTTGGCGGAGATCAAAATGACAAAACAGGAGCTGGCAATGCAGCTTAACATTTCAAGATCGGCAGTCAGCCAGTACCTGAATGGTAAATACAGTTCCAACCCGGAAGCAATCGAGGCGAGACTGAGAGATTTCGTTTCAAGCTACGATAGGGGCGATGATGTCGTGGAACGACCGGAAGCATTTTTAAACCGTGACAGCGAAGTGGTTGGCAGTGTGAAGCCTAAGATTGAGAACTTTGAATCCACAGATTACGTGCAGATCATCGGTGTGTGCCGGAGCTGCCAGGAAGATATGGCACTGGGAATCATCGTTGCAAAATCCGGTTATGGCAAGACACATACCCTGCGGAAATATGCCACCATGCCGCGCGTCATTTATATAGAAGGAAATGAAACAATGAACTGCAAGGATATCATCCGCAGGATCGAGGGCAAGATTGGAATGCAGCGGAGCTATGGCAGTATTGATGAACGCACAGAAAAGATCATTGAGTTTTTTAATATCAATCAGGGATATCTCATCATCATGGATGAAGCGGACAAGCTTATTAATAAGTACACTCAGAAAAAGATCGAGCTGCTCCGCAACATTACCGATGGCGCACATGTTGGTCTGGTGCTTGCCGGAGAACCTATCCTTGAATCACTTCTCAAGACGTATGATGCACGTTTTGCCAACAGGATGGATTTTTACTATAAACTCCGTGGTCTGTCGGTGGAAGAAGTCAGGGACTATCTGGAAGGATACGACATCGAGGACGGTGCGATGGAGGAGTTCATCAGCCGGGCACGGAATACACAGACCGGATGTTTCCGTCTTTTGGACAGAACCCTGAACAATGTGATCCGCATCCTGAAAGACAGCGGTCAGACAAAAGTAACTATGAAGGTAATCAGTCAGGCATCGAACATGATGATGCTGTAAAAGGACGGTGAGCCTATGAAAAAAGGAATTTTAACACTGATCATGGCATTAGTTGTTGCGGTGCAGCCGGTGACGACATCGGGAGAACCGGAACAGGATGTTGAGCCGGATCGCATGGAAGAAACAACAGTGGAGGTGCAGGGACAAGTGGAGATTAGCAGTGTAAATGGGATTAATATCTTTAAACTGCCGGAAGAAACGGATATTCCGGAAGAATACCAGAACTACTGTATAGAAATCGGAAAGCAGTATCACATCTGCCCGGAACTTTTAATGGCGATGATCGAACAGGAGAGCTCCGGCAGGGCAGACGTTGTGAATGAGACTGGAGACACAGGACTTTTACAGGTAAATCCAAAGTGGCATAAGGAACGGATGGAGAGGCTTGGAGTGTCGGATCTGACAGATCCATATTCGAACATTCTCGTGGCAGCGGATTATCTGGAAGAGCTGTTTCAGGAAAGCGACGGCGACATTTATCTGGTGCTCATGAAATATAACATGAAACACGGAAGGGCAGAGGAGCTGTTCTATAAAGGAAAGTTTTCAGAGTATTCCGTTCTGGTGGAGCACAGGGCAAGGGAACTGCAGGAGCTGCACGGCATTAAGGGAGGCAGGTCATGATAAGGAGAATATTAATCGAGATGGAAGCAGAAGGCTCAGAAGCACTTTTACCGGAGATAATGAGAATGGTCATGCAGCATATGGATATGAATGAGCGATTCAAAATCGACCAGAGCATCATGCCGGATATTCTTCCCGGAAAAAATTCCGGGATAAAGATACCGGAATATGTGCAGCGCGGAATGACACTACGCGAAGAGGGTGTGCAGGAAAATCTGCTTTTTAATGGAAGGAGTGTGGCAGACAATGGCTAGTCCTACAATCAGAATGCTATGGGGAATCGCAAAGTCCCCGGAACTTGGAATGACGGATGAGGAACTTCACCTGCTTGTACTCTCGCACACCGGAAAAGACAGTATCAAACAGTTGAATAAAAGGGAACTGGGTGTGATGGTCTCTGTGCTTGCAGGGATGAAAGATTCCAGTACAAAGGGCGCAAAGAAACGGAAACACCAGACCGGGAACCCTGCAACAGTCAACCAGAGGAAGAAAGTATATAAGCTTGCAGAGGAACTTGGCTGGACAAAGAAAGCGAGGATCAACGGCTTCTGCAGGAGAATGTTTGGTGTGGAAAGTGTGGACTGGCTGAATTACATGCAGTGTTCAGACCTGATCGAAGCATTAAAGAGCATGGTGGAAAGGATGGAAAAAGAGGATGGAAAATGACAAGGAATTGCTAATGCGGCAGCCGGATGGGACGGAAGTGGAATTTGAAAAAGCTATTGTGGTCAATCTGCAGGGGAAATATGATGCGTCCGTACACTTTTTTAATTGTGAAGCAGAGGATTTCCTGAGTGCCGCATATGCAGTGCTTACTATTTTGGACAAGTTTGGAATAAAAGACGAATTTCTCAGCCGGTACGATGAAAATTCCTCAAATTGTAAAATCTATGGAGGAAGATACAATGGCGGAGATGAAGATTGTCCGGAATGAGAAAGGCGTATTTTTGGAATTCAAGGATGCGGATATGACGGACCGTGCAGTGATGTGTGGTGCACTCCAGCAGACCATCGGACTGGAAGCTTATAAGCGCGGCATGAGCATGGATGATGTGAGGGATAACATGCTGGAACTGCATCTTAAGGCAATGGAGCAGTTGAAAGAACAGGCAGACAGAGAGGAGAGCGGAAATGGCAGCTAAGAAAAAGAGAATGACACAGAAGGAGAAAGATTTAAACCTGGCATGGAAGAAAGAAATGCAGGAAAAGGGGATCCTTCCACCGGATAAGAAAAGACTGAACCGCAGAAAGTTTATTAAGGAAGCCAGCGATGAATGGAATAAAAAGGATCCAGACTGCTATATCTGGGATTTTTATCTCATGAATGCTGTTTCATATATGATGGGACAGATTGACAAGCGTGCAAATCCATCATCTGAGGCAGTTGGAGTTGCAAAGGTGTTAAAAGTAGCAATGAAACTAAAAGAGTTCCAGGACAAGCTCAAAAGTGAAAGGCGCGAGGATTATACGCTTACAGAGAAATACGAGTATATCAAGGAAGTCCTCAAAATGTAGGAGGTGTGTTGTGTGAGAAAGAATAGTTATTTTTGCGACCGTTGCGGATGCCAGATTGAAGACTGTGGGGCTAAGATCGTACCGCATTATTTCGATTTTGACACGGAAGATCTGACCGTTCCAATCAACAAGGACATGGAAAGCAGACATTATTGTATGGACTGCACCATGGAAGCACTTGAATTTTTGGAAGCAAAAAATCCAACACCGAAAAAGACGCAGGAAGGCAAAAAGAAACTGTTGGATGCTGGAAAGGTCATGGCATTGCATAATGCCGGATGGGACAATGCCAAGATCGCAGATGAACTTGGTGTGACAGAGCGGAAAATTTACATGTGTATTTATTACCAGGAGAACAAAAAGAGCCTGGCAGAGGAGGATAATTTATGAGTGAGAGATATAAAAAACTGACAAGCCACGGAGCGATCAGCATTCCGGTGGCAATGAGAAGAGATATTGGTCTGCAGGGCGGAGATCCTATGCAGGTATCACAGGAAGGCGGCAGGATCATCATTGAGTCATATGTTCCACGCTGCGTTTTCTGTGGGAATACAGAAAACGTGAAGAAATTTGAAGGGAAAGGAATCTGTGCATCCTGCGCACGGAAAGCAATCGCTCTCATGGAAGGAGAAATATAATGGATACTATTGGAAGTCGAATAAAATTTATACGAAAAAAGGAAAATTTAAGACAAATTGATTTTGCAAGCAGAGTGCTTGTGTCTGCTTCGTATATAAGCAAGGTGGAATCAGGAAAAGAAATACCATCTAATATTTTTGTCAAACTTATTGCATTGGAATTTAATATTTCTTATGAATGGCTTAAGGACGGTAAAGGAGAAGCAGATGATAAATAAGAATGAAGATGTGAAGCGTCTCGTAAACCAGGCGGTTGCACTTGATAAAGAACAGAGAGAGTGCAAGAGAAAACTTGATATGGTAAAAGCCAAGCTGCAGAGCATGGGACTTGAGGTGATTGAGGACAGAAATGTGAAGTATATCAAGTTTTATGCGGAAGATGGTTCCGTGGGAGTTGGAGACAGTTCCAAGATGGATGTCCTGAGACCGGATAAGCTGAAAACTATCCTATCAGATGATCTCTGGAGAGCGAAGGTCAAGGAAAGCACCGAGACAAAGTATAATTATGATCCGAGACTTGAACAGATGTTAAAAGCAGTTTTCACAGGTGATTTTACATTTGAGTACAGCCTGGAAGAATTTCTGGATGAAATGTCCGTCAAACCGGACAACAAGCAGAAAAAGCTGCTTCTTAAGAAGTTAAAGGGAGATTACGCAAAGGACAGACAGACACTGCTCGCGGTGTTTGGTTATGAAGATGATGACACTGCTCCGGATTTTGATGTGGAGCTTTACTATATTTGCAAGATTAAAAATGGAGAGCTTATCCGGGCATTTCTTCCGGAGGAGTGTCTGTCACAGACGATCGAGGACATCAAGAAGTGTCTGATCGTCGAATCCAAAACAAGTATCACT